CTTGGAAACTTAATGGTAAAGTTATATCTGAAGACATGACTGAAGCTAAAAAGATTTTTCAAGATAAAATCAGAGAGGTAAGAAAGCCACTATTAGAAGCAGAAGACGTTGTATACATGAAAGCATTAGAAGCAGATGACGCAAGTGCAAAGACTGCAAGTGTTAATAAAAAGAAAGCACTCAGAGATGCACCAGCAGCTAAAGCTATAACTGATGCAGATACAATCGCAAAGCTTAAAGCAGCATGGGATACTTCTGTATTAGGCGATAGTCCATACGCATAGGAGTAGATAATGCCTTTAACTAAAGTTGAAGCTGATGGAATTAATTTAGCAGATACATTTGCCTTTACTGGAACTGTCAGTGGAGCAGGGGGTGGCAAAGTTTTGCAAGTTTTGGGTGCTTCACTGGCATCACAATTAACAACAGCATCAACAAGTTTTGTAACGACAGGTGTATCAGTTGATATTACACCTGCATCATCATCTAACAAAGTTGCCCTTTTATTTGGATTACCTACTTATTCAGCAGTGGGATCACATTTTGTTGGAACACTTTATAGAGATAGTACAAATCTTGGTAATGTAAACTGGGGTTTTGGATTTGGTTCAAATTCTATTGCTGTAAATGTAAATGGTGCTTTTCTTGATTCACCAAATACAACAAGTCAAATTACATATGCAATTTATTGTAGATCTTATTCTGGCACAGGGTACGCTATGATTAATAATGCTAGAGCTTCACTAACTGTTATGGAGATATCAGCGTAATGGAAGAAATTAAAGAATTTGAAAAGTTAAGTAAAGCTATACAAACTTTAAAGTCAAATTGTGAGTTTGTCTTTAGTGGAACAACAATAGACGAAGTTAACTTTAATAAAATTAAATGGGTTACTGGTGTAGAAGAAAATGGAATGGCTAAAACCACAACGACTTGTCCACATAGTGAAATAACTTGGACTAAAGTAAAAGCAGAAATGGATAAACTGTAATGCCCTATATAGGAAGATCACAAAATTTTGGAGTAAGAAGTAGATTTCAATATCAAGCTACGGCTAATCAGACTAGTTTTAGTGGATCAGATGCTAACTCTTTAACTCTAAGTTACAATGACTCAAGGTACATGGATGTCTATCAAAATGGTGTATTGCTTGTACCAGGGACAGACTATGCTGCAACCACTGGTACAACAGTGGTACTAGTTACTGGAGCAAGTGCAAATGATATTGTAGAAATGGTTGTCTATGATGTTTTTTCTGTTGCCAACTCTTATACAAAAAATGAGTCAGATACAAGATATCCTTTTAAGGGAAACAATAGTATAATCAGATTAAATGGTCAGACTATTAGTGCAGACATAACTATAGACGCAGATGAGAATGGTGTGTCAGCAGGTCCTATTACACAGTCAGCAACAGTTACCGTTAACGGTTATTGGAGCATCGTATGACAAGTCAGTTAAATGTAGATACTATAAAAGGCAAAACAACAGAAGGCTCTATTAGTATTCAAGGTGAGGGTTCTGCTACTACTAATCTTCAACAAAGTTTAATTAAAATGTGGGTTCATGCTCATCAACATGAATCACAAGATTCTTTTAACATAACGTCATCAACTGATAATGGCACAGGAGACTTTACCTTTACTGCAACAAACTTAATGGCAAGTAGAAATGCTTGTGCCTTTGGTTCAAATCAATCGTCAAGAGCCAGATTTGGGCATTATATTAATCCACTAACAAATGGAATTAATATTCAACCTACAAATAGTAGCAGTTCTTATGTAGATGATGATACTTCAACAGCATTAGCAGGAGACCTAGCATAATGGCAAGTATATTAAAAGTAGATAGCATAGGAAAGACATCTGGCAGTACACAAGATACAATGGCAGGATTGGCTAAAGCATGGGCAAATTACACAGGAATAACTAATACAACAGCAAGAGATACGTTTAATGTAAGTTCACTAACAGATAACGCAACAGGAAAAACAACTATAACTTTAAGTAATAATATGAATAATGATGATTACTCAGGTTTTTATTATAATTCAGGAACTACATCTACTGGTTATGAAAATTTTGACAATGATTTTACTGGTGGCTTTGGTACTTTTAATACTTCTAATTTTAGTCAAGCATCTTATGGTGGCACAGCAGGATACAGAGATGTTACTAGAAATTTTACAGGCATAATTGGAGATTTAGCATAATGGCTAGTGAATTAAGAGTAAATACATTAAAAGATGCAAATGGTAATAATAGTATTGCTACAAGTTTTGTAGCAGGTGGTAGTGCTAAATTTAGAGCACATCATTCTGGTGATTCACCTACGACAAATGAAAGTTTTAATATGAGTGGTTTGACAGACGAAGGCCCAGGAAGATACTCATATGCATTTAGCAGTCCTTTTAATACTGTATATTTTACTACTACTGCTATGAGTACAGAAGATGGAACAATCGGATATGTAACAATGTATTACAGTAGAAATTATACTCGTTCTGCTTCTAGTGTGTATATTCAAGGCATAGATCAAGGAGATAGTTATGATGATGGACAATATACTGCTGTTGTTTCACATGGAGACTTAGCATGAGTAAAGCAGCAGATTTAGCAAAGTTTATAGCAGGATCAGGAAGAGTTTTACAAACAGTATCTACCAATGATATGACAGCAGCAAGTTTTACAGGCACTAGCTCAGTTGATCCAAAAACTGTTATAAGTCTTGCAATAACTCCTTCAGCAACGAGTAGCAAAGTTTTAATTACAGGATTTATATCTATAGGAGGATTGTATAGTAATCATAGTGCAGCTTTTGATTACATAGGAGTAAGATTAAAAAGAGGTAGCACAGTGATAGGTGAAACTACTGATTTATCTTCAGCAACGACAGTTCATGGTGGTGATGCAACTGGAGCAAGTCCTATGCACTCTGTTGTCAAAGACGCAGGTTATTCTGCCAGTAGACCTGCTTCTGTTCCTTTTCATTTTGTTGACTCTCCTAGCACAACTTCTGAAACCACATATAATATACAAGGTGTTATTGAACATTCGGGTAGTACAAAAACAATGCTTAGAAATATTGGTGGATACAACTATAATAATGATGAGATGGCAAGTGGAACTTGTCAGTTAACATTAATGGAGATATCAGGATAATGACAGATGCCTCAACAAAACTATTAATGTTAAGAAATATTAGAAATGAGTTACTTCAAGAAAGTGATTGGGTAGTAATTAAAGCTCAAGAAACTAGCACATCTATTCCATCAGCTTGGACTAAATACAGACAAGAACTTAGAGATATAACAAAAACATACAAAAGTATGGATGACAAAGGATTTGCTTTTCCAACAAAACCAACGGATACTGAGTAATGTTAGGGTTTAACGCCTTTGCAGTACAGCCTTTTTCTGCTGTCGGTTCTGTCTTTTTTGGTACTTCAACTCAAAGTTTTAATTTTACAGAAACTTCTGCTGCTATAAAAATAGGTGTTAGCTCTGCTGAAATGTCTGGTATTGCTTCTAAGCAATCTGTCGGTGTGGGTATACTCGCAGGTGTTGCGGACATAAGTGGTAACTTTGTTGATGATACAAGTGCCATAAAGATTGCAGCAGGAACTTCTGCAATAGAGTTTTTATCAAATAACACACAAACTTCTGTAGGAGCAAGAATTAGATTATCGTCAGCAGATCAAAGTGCAAACTTTACAAAGACTACAGATGCTATAAAAATAGCTGTTACTTCTTCTGATATTAGTTTTAACAACACACAAACGACTGTGGGCAATGCAACATTTTCTGGTGATGCAGACATAAGCTTTACTAATACACAGACAACAGATGGAATAAAGATAGGCGTAAGCTCTGCTGATATAAGTGGAGACTTCACTAAAACAACGGATGGTATAAAAATAGCTATAACCTCTGCTGACATGAGTGGCATTTCATCTAAAACTGCTGTTGGCGTTGGAATCCTGGCTGGTGTTGCAGACATTAGTGGTGATTTTACAAAGACCACTGATGCAATCAAAATAGCTGTAGGCACAAGTGATCAAAGTGCAAATTTTACAGAAACAAGTATTGGAACAAAAATAGTTAGCTCTTCTGCTGAAGTGTCAGGTGATTTTACCGAAACTTCTAGTGGTGTGAGATTAAGATTAGGTGTAAGTGATCAAAGTGGAGAGTTTACACAAACAGCAAATAGTATTAAGATAGCAGTAGGAATATCTAACCAAGAGTTAGCTTTCTTAAAGGATGCTTTAGGTGAGTTGTTATATGAGGATGTTGTAACAAATGCTGGTGGAGATGAGGATTATGCAGAAATATCTCCAACGGCAAATCAGAGTTATGTTGAAATTACACCATCTACATCAGATTCATATGAAAACATAGATGCATGAGGTAAAAAATGGCAAGCACATACACAGGAAACACAGGAATAGAAAAAATTGGATCAGGTGAACAGGCAGGGACATGGGGCACTACTACAAATACTAACTTTGATATTATAGATAGAGCCTTACATGGAGTTGGTGAGATTACACTAACAGGCACAGCTCACACTTTGACAACAACAGATGGTGCTGAATCTCAAGGTCAGTTTAAAGTTTTAAAATTTGCTGGTAGTTTTTCTGGTGAAAATACTGTTACAATAACTCCCAATGATCAATCTAAATTTTATGTAGTACATAACACAAATGCTAGTCACAATGTAAAAATGAAGCAAGGTTCTTCACAAGCTGCTGACATGGTTATAGTTCCACCACAGACTAAAAAATTAATATATGCAGAGGGAACTGGAGCGAGTGCAAAAGTGATAGACATTACTAGTGCGTTGTCTTTAGATAGTTTAACTATTTCAGGCACAGCCATCACAGCTACAGGGACAGAATTAAATAAAATGGATGGAGACACATCAGCAACATCTACAACTATAGCTGATGCAGATAGGCTTATTGTTAATGATGATGGCACAATGGTACAAGCAGCTGTGACTGATATAAGCACATATATGAATGCTAATGCTTATTTAACTCCTACTACTATAACAGCATCAACAGCAACAATCACTCCAAGTGCTGCAAAATCAATATATCAAAGAGTAGATGCTACAAGTAATAATGTTGCTGTAACGTTGGCAGCAGGAAGTTTAGCTGTTGGTCAGTATATTATTGTAGATAAAATAGATACAAGCAGCAATACTATGACAATGACTTATCCTGCAAATAATCAAGGAATTACATTAGGCTCTGCCGCAGAACTTGTAATAGCTATATATAACGGTACATCATTTTCATTTGTAGAAACAATTAAATCATAGGTTATAATGTCTATACCTTTATGTTCAAATGTAGCAATAACAAAAATCACTCAATCTTTAGTTGATAGCAATTCTAGTGTTTTAAATGATATGGCTGGCACAGCAAAATCAAAGTTACCTGTGCAATATTTTCAACTAGATGAAAATATATCTGGAAACTTAACTTTGAATAATGATGCAGCACATAAAAAAATAATTTTAGATACTAATGGAAGAACGCTTTTAAATCCAGCTGGATCACCTTTAACAAATAATTCTAGTACTAATTTAGAACTTAAAGGCTCTGGTAATGTTCAGTCAACATTAAAGACTTCTACTTTAGAACAAACAGATGCCACTCACACGGGAACAACTAATTTTGCTAATTCTGATTCATCTACTATTGTTGTTTCAGATGTTGGAACAGACACAACTGTAGAAAAATATATTGATATTACAAGGACAAGTAATAGCAACGGACAAGCAAGTGTGGATCTTACTGGATCACAAGTTGATTCAGCTGGTAATATAACAGTGGGTAGCACCACACCTGGAGCTTCGACTATTTTTTCGGCTGGTAGCACTAATAATGGTTTTTCGATTGCTAATGGAAGTCAATCAGTTGTTTTTATAGGAGACACAGCAACAAGTTCATCATCTCCTAATTCTTACAATTATCGTCTTTATATTGGAACTACTGCAAACACTACTATTGCCTTAAATACATATGAATACGCTAATATTAGTAGCGGTTATGGCAATTTGGGTTTTGGTGGTAAATTTAGCTATCACAATGGTAATGGAAATAGTCACACCTTTGGTTTTTCGGGGATGTGGACTGTTGGTCCAGATTATTCTGGTGGCGAAGCTGGTATTGGTGGATTAACTTTCACAAGAAGAATGTGGTTTAGAGTTATAAGATCTGGTAATGACAGGTCTTTTGTTTTTACAAACAATTTAAATATTGCTTGTGTGTTAAGTGGTTCTGATCCATTTGATGGAGCTACAGTAGCAGGTAATGGTGGAACGGAAACTGTGACAACATCAAATTCAACTGACGGAACTTATAACATAACAATGACCATTTCTGGCAATGATGGTAATAGTCGACCATATGCTTTAGCTAAAGTTAATAATGGAACAGGAACAGTTGATTTTACAACACAAGGATATACAGGAACTCGTTCTTCAGATGGAGCAATAGACTAATGACCTTTCAAGCATTTAAATTTCAACCAGGAATAAATAGAGAAGTGACATCATATTCTAATGAAAATGGATATATTGATTGTGATAAAGTAAGATTTAGATTTGGATATCCAGAAAAAATAGGTGGTTGGGAAAAGTTTACAAGAAATACTTTTTTAGGTACTGGAAGAAGAATGCATAACTGGGTTGCT